CTTCCGAGTAGTCCATCAGCACGTCTCCATTCTAATCTGCTCACCAACAGGCAGATAGCCCGCTTCTTTAAGCTTGCTATAAATGAACTTCTGACCGGCTCTCGTCCAGCGGGTGACCTCTTTCGTCTTGCCGTTCGGCAACTCGATCGGATGACCAACAACGTATCCGTTGCCAAGATACTTCTTGTATGGAATCCACTGCTTGTTCACAACGTGCTGGATGCCCATTTCTTCAAGAATCTTGTTCAGTTTCCGAGCGGTCAGGCCGTAGTTCATTGCAATTTGCGTGGTGGTCAGGCTTTCATCGGAGAGTAGCATCGCCTTTGCGTAGTCGGAATCAGGCTTCATCTTGGCGTTTTCCGCTTCAAGAGCCTTTACCTTCTTGCGCTCCGTGTCGATAACACTGTTAGCGGCGATCAGAGCGCGGCTCAACAGCATTTCCGTGGATTCAGGCTCCGGGTTGGTCAACTTCTGCTCCATCTGATTGAAAGCGTCAATGTACTTGAGTTTCCATTCAAGGGCTTCCTTGCCGGTGAATCCCATAGCAAGGAGCGTGAAGCCGTCACGGTTCATCAGATACATGGGATAAGACTTGCCAGTACCGGCAGTGTAAGTGGTTTTGAAGAACATCTGGGTCACGGCTGAATTTTCAGCGCTGATGTTTTCGATGCTCTGAATAACGTTGCGGTGCTCCTTTCCGAAGTTCTCTGCCACTTCACGGCTGGAAACGACAACTTGTCCGTTTTCGCTAATAAGATTGATAGCATATTTAACCTTTTGTTCCATAAAAACTCCTATGGTTCTTGCGGAACAAGCCAATTCCTGCTATAATAAGGCTGGAACAGCTTGTTCCAGTGTTGTTTATGATACGTTCGCTGTGGCTGGTAACTTTAGCGAGCGTATCATTTTTCGTTTTCATCGGTCTCCGGGATGGGATGCACCTCAAAGAACGTGTCACGGATGGCTGCGGCCTGTGCGACCTTGTGTTCGGTGCAATAGGCTTTCAGCCACTGGAACTGCCGTTCGGTCAGCGCAACAGTGAACGTGTGATTGTGGCGTTCGAGATAAGGACTGTACATAAACTCACCTCCCTTCATGTGGGTGCAACCAGTATACGCAATATGTTGTGGCTTGTCAATTACGCAAACGCTTAATGTAGTACTGGTATCTGTACAAAATCTAAAAGTTTGTAGATTTGCACAAAACTCAGCCCTTATTTTTGGCTACTCCCGCTTCGTACCCTGCCCGGTAGTTCAGTTCGGACAGCTTGCCCAGTGCTTCTGCGTACTCCCTGTCCTCGCTGGTCGGCTCTTTTCCGTGTGCGAAGGCTTTCAGAAATTCTTCGGTTTTCGTTGGAAAGTTCATGTTTTTTGCTCCTAACTCTTGCGGAGAACAGCCCTTTTTGGTATAATAGATTCCGAAAAGGGAGACTGCCCCCTTGGTGGTGCAGTACCTTCTTTTTGTAACGGATAAGCTATCAGCTAAACTTTGGTAGGTGGGTGCTGATAGCTTATTTTTTTATGCGTTCTGCAACGTTGAAGATTAGATCAATCCCCATTCTTACAACATCGCTCTTGGTTCCATCCAGAGCATTGGCGCAAAATGTGATTTTTTCGATATCCTCTTCGCTAAGTCTGAACGAAACCATACGCATAGATTCGTTTTTAGATGGCTCTGCTACTTTCTGCAACTTCATCACCTCGCTTTGTTGCTGATGATAGTATATACCAGATATTGAACACTTGTCAATATGGAAGTTTGAAGAAAATATACTTTACAGATTCAGAATGGCTCAAAAATAAAGCGTATACACGTTTTCGTGTAAAATGATTAACGTTCTTATACTACTATACTCTGTATTTACAGAGTATAGTATATTTATATATACATAGAACGTAAATTTACGCTTGACGTATAAATACGTTTGTGGTATACTGAAGCCAGCAAAAAGAAAGAGGGAGCAAAAAATGAGAGCCGCAGAAATTATTAAAGACATGGTTGTAAATTCTCATCCGAAAATAACTTACAAGGTTCTCGCAAAAAAACTTGGTTATAAAGCAGCAACGAGCGTCACGGATAGGCTGAATCGTGGAGAACTGAGCGCAGAGAAATTTGCACAATTTGCAGATGAACTTGGCTACGAAATTATCATTCGTCCTAAAACCATCAAAAAGGACAAAGAAGATTTTTACCGGTTGGAATACCCCAAAAGAGCAAAGGACGGCGGTTCTGAATGAATGTAGCGTATGTTCGTGTATCTACTGTCGAACAGAATGAGGCACGACAGGTAGAAGCGTTGAAGCGGCATAACATTGACCGTTGGTTTATCGAAAAGGTCTCTGGCAAGAATATGGATAGACCGGAGTTGCAGAAGATGCTTAAATCGGTTCAGCCGGGCGATACCGTGTTTATCCACGATTTCAGCCGCCTTGCCCGTAGCACGAAGGACTTGCTTGAAATGGTTGAAACGCTGCAAGCTAACGGCGTACACCTCGCCAGTGATAAAGAGAACCTAGATACAGGCACACCCACCGGTAAGCTGATGCTCACGATGATTGCAGCCATCAACGAATTTGAACGACAGAATATGCTCGACCGCCAGCAAGAGGGCATCGAAGTGGCAAAGCAGAAAGGCGTTTATAAAGGCCGCAAGCCCACCGAGTATGACCGCAACCTCTTTGACGTTCTCCATGAGCAGGTTGAGAAGCGCATTCTCACGGTCACGGATGCTGCCAAGCAGCTTGGCGTGACCCGCCAGACATGGTATCGGATTGCTGAACAGAACAGGTGAAAGTGTTCGCAACCTAGAATAAAACCGAATGAGAAAGGAGAATACATTGAAAACGATTAATGGAAAATATGCGTCCGCAAAGGTGTTCACAGACAATATTGAAGATAAGGCGTCTGAGCAGATTCTAACGCTCTGCAATCAGAGCTTTGTTGATGGCTGCAAAATTCGCATTATGCCAGACGTTCATGCTGGTTCCGGGTGCGTAATTGGGTTTACGGCAAACTTGGGCGAGAAAGTCATTCCGAATATTGTGGGCGTGGACATTGGCTGCGGAATGCTTGTCGCTGAACTCGGAATTGAACATATCGACCTGAAAAAGTTAGATAAAGTAATCAGAGAACGAGTTCCGGCTGGAATGAACGTTCACGAATCGCAGAAAATGTCGGATTCTTTCCTTAGCCAGCTTGATTGCAAAGATAGCCTACATAATGTTGACTGGATTCTCCGTAGCATGGGTACTTTGGGTGGCGGAAATCATTTTATTGAGTTGGACGAGGACGAAGAGGGAAACCAGTATCTTGTTATCCATACTGGAAGCCGAAATCTCGGAAAACAAGTCGCAGAGTATCATCAAAACGTAGCCATCTCAAATATCAAAGGAAAGAACAAAAGAAAAGAAGCTACGGAACGTGTGATTGCGGAACTGAAAGCGCAGGGTCGTGAACAGGAAATCTCGCAAAAAATCAAAGAGCTGGATGTTCAGTTCCCTGATATTCCGAATGAGCTTTGCTATCTTGAAGGCGAAGAACGTGATTCTTACCTTAATGATATGCGGATTTGTCAGGCTTTTGCAAGGATGAACAGAGCAAGAATTATGCATACTATTTTAGATGGTGTTGGAATTGACTCTATGCTGACCCATGCATCTTTCTTTGAAACTGTTCATAACTATATTGATGAATCAGATGATATTATCCGAAAAGGCTCTGTATCCGCTAGAGAGGGCGAGAAGCTGATTATTCCTCTTAACATGAGAGACGGAAGCCTTATCTGTGTTGGTAAGGGCAATCCTGATTGGAATTTCTCTGCTCCGCATGGTGCTGGCAGACTATATAGCAGAACAGCAGCTAAAAAAGCATTCAGCGTTGAGGAATATCAAAAGCAGATGAACGGAATTTATACCACATCAGCTGATGAATCTACGCTGGATGAATGCCCGATGGCTTATAAACCGGCACAGGAGATTATCAACGCAATTTCTCCGACCGTTGATATTGTAAAACATATTAAGCCGATTTACAATTTCAAAGCGGGAGAATAAAACCGAAAGGAAATCAACATGAAAACCGCAAAATTGTCAGATCAGAGTTTGAAGCTCATTGAAACGTTGCGCGATTACACCGACAAGCCCGATATCCTCAATGCCATCGCAGACGCCTTGTACTACGATGCGGACGAGCTGAAACGCAGGCTCAACCAGCTTGCAGAAGAAGTCAAATAAACTACACAACCCATTTATTAAGATGGATTTTAGTAAATAATTTTCTGAAGTAAAATTATAAAACCGAATATTTGATTTTTGTGCAGTTGTAGGCACTCTTTACATTTTCAGGTAGGGGGTGCCTATTTTTTATGCAGCCAAAACAGTGTATTGCCATCATTGACAGCATCAAAGCGTATGCAAAGCAGAATCCGACCGAAGCGCAGGTCTACGAGGACTGGTTTCAGGCGGTGGTGAACCTAAGAGACGCTCTGCCGCAAGACAAGCGGTTCGATGCCTACAAACACTCTGGTGAGCTGCGCTCCATCTGCGCAGCCATGATGGGCAAGATGAAAACAGGCGAGGACGTGGCGAAAGTTTATGACATTATCGGCCGGACGTACCTGTTTGAAGCAAAAGATGTGTTCGACAGCTATTGCATCTACCTTGAATGGAATCGTGCGCCGGAAAAGAAGTTCTATCAGCCGAGACGCAGTGTTCTGAAAGTGCTGGCAGATGACCTTGAGGACTTGTTTTATAAGCGGATTGACTTCTTGGGAGTTAGTCTGCCCGCTCGCGTCGGAAAATCGACGCTATGTATTTTTTTCATCACATGGCTGATGGGCAACCGCCCTGACGTTGCATCGGTTATGAGCGGACATTCCGACAAGCTGACCAATGGCTTCTATGGCGAAGTGCTGTCCATCATCACCGACCCCGTAACCTACAACTGGGGCAAAATCTTCCCTGACGTTCAGCTTGTGGACAAAAGCGCAAAGGACGAAAGCGTTGACCTGAACCGAAAGAAGCGCTTCCCCACCCTGACCTGTCGTTCCATCGGCGGCACTCTGACTGGTGCTGTTGAAATCGGCGAGGGCGGCGTTCTATACAGTGATGACCTGATCGAGGACTTGGAGGAAAGCCTGAATGTTGAGCGCCTGAACAACAAGTACGATGCCTATCTGAACCAGTTGAAAGACCGCAAAAAGCAAGGTGCATTAGAACTGATGGTGGGTACACGCTGGAACGTGCTTGACCCTCTGGGACGCATCCAGAACCAGTATGCGGACAACCCAAAGTACAGATTCCGGGTAATTCCTGCGGTGGACGAAAACGGACACAGCAACTTCAATTATGACTACGGCGTGGGCTTTGATGATGCCTATTATGCAGACATGAAAGCCAGCATTGACGATGCAACATGGTGGGCAAAGTACATGGGCAAGCCCTATGTGCGTGAAGGTCTACTGTTCCCTGCCGATGAACTGCGGTATTTCAACGGAGTTCTGCCTGATGGAGAGCCTGATCGCAAGCTCATGGTCATGGATATTGCATGGGGTGGCGGTGACTTCACGGCTTGTCCTATCGCTTATGTGTACGGTGATGCCGTGTTCATCCCTGACCTTGTGTTCAACAATGGCGATAAGACCGTGACTAGGCCGGAAGTGGTGGGAAAAATCATCCAGCATAAAATCAACGTGGTGCGTGGCGAAGCCAACAACGGCGGTGACGAATACTGTGACGTGGTAGACAGCCAGCTCCGGCAGCAGGGCTATCACTGCTCTGTCCGCAGCCAACGTGCGCCAAGTGGCCAAAGCAAGCTGTCAAGAATCATCCAGTATGCGCCGGACATCAAACGGTTCTATTTCCTTGACGAAAAGCACCAGTCGAAAGAGTACAAGGCGTTCATGGAACAGGTGACGATGTTCACGCAGCTTGGCAAAGTTCCGCACGATGATGCCCCGGATAGCCTGGCACAGCTTGCCGATGAATTGTATAACGGAATCAGTAAAATTGAACCTATAAAAAGGCCATTTTGAAAAAAGTGGTAACGTATAATTTAATTTATTGACTTTATATCGTTGTTTTTGGTATAATGTATGTAAGGAGTCGGCTACTCCGGCATGATGCCTGCTACATGCTTTACGGCTCAGAGCTGAATGCTTTGCAGGCGTTCTCCTTTCTGCCCAGCAATGGCTTCCACGCTCTTTCCCGTTGCTGGGATATATAGGTTGCGTCCCGTGTTGGATGGGGTCTGGTTCGCCCTTGAAATCTTGACTTCCAGAATAAGGCGGTTCAAATCCGTCACGCAGCACAACGATTCACTTTTGTTTTCATGGAAATTTTCCTTTTATAACCTCCAATCGTTATTCCCGGCTCTCGATGAAATGGGTTTTTGGACATTTTACCATTTCAAAGAGCAACGATGAATCAA